CGAATTGTCCTGGTTCATGCTGGACGCGCCGATCTGCCGACACGCCCGCGACCTTATCACCGTATGCGGCCATGGAACACCATCGTGGGCGCGCAAGGCACGCATCGCCAAAGGTCTGCACCCAAACTTCAGCGTTGCCATCAAGCGAGCCGCGATGGGATGCGATTGGATGAACCGCGCGGAACTCTCGCAGTCCATTCCCCCCGCATACGCCGAGTTCATCGGCCGCGCCGCGCTTGAGCACATCAATGAACGGCTCGCCGCATGACCGCCGCGCGCCCAAACCAGGTTCACATCAACCGAGGCGTCAACCGCCGCTTCGGCGTCCTCGTACGTCGCGCTGGCTGCCGGAACTACCAACTCGTCGGCCAGATGACGCAATCGCGCGCCGTGGCCATCCGTCGCCTCGCGCTGACAATGGTTGACGGCCGGTGGAAGCGCGGCGTCGTGACGTTCATCTCTGATCATTACGACCCCACGCCAATATTCTGGATGAACCGATGACCGCCGCGCGCCCGACCTGGGAGCCGATCTGGCTGGCCTGCAAGTCCTGCGGCCACGCCTGGGACGACTGGACGCCGCAGGATGTCCCGGCGAAAACCATGATCGCGCATTGGAAAACCTGGCACTGCCCGGAGTGCGGTAAGGGTGGCCGCTCCGTCCTGCTTCGCGGTCTGAACGCGGAGCCGGGAACGTGACCGCCGCGCGCCCCCGCAACGTGCAAAGAGAGTGGGTTTTGCAACGAGCGATCGTCGCCTACCTCTCAAAAGCCCTGCCCGCAACTGCGTATTTTACATCCATTGACATCGGTTCAGCAGGCTCAGCCATGCAAGGGCAACTCCGCAAAGCTCGCGGCGTGCGACCCGGCATTGCAGATGTCATGATAATATATAACAACATCGTACTGTGGTTGGAAATAAAGTCGGGCACGCAACTATCCGAAGCACAGAAACTGTTCCGAGACAGCGTCTCCGCCAACGGCTGCTGGTGGTCCCTCGCCCGCTCCCCCGAGGATGCGGAGCACGCGTGCGTGCAAGCAGGAATTCCCCTCCGCGCGACATTCGCCTCCATCACCCAGCGCATCGCCGACCAGCACGAGCACCTGCCCGCCCCCCGCAAACGCACCGCCCGGCCACGCTCCGCGAGCACCGTCAGCATCGCGCAGGCACGCCGCCTCGGGCTGTGGAACCCATGACCCGCACCGAGGTCATCGGAGACGCCACGCTGATCCTGGGCGACTGCCGCGACGTGCTGCCGACGCTCGGGCGCGTCGATGCCGTGGTGACAGACCCGCCGTACGGGATCGGCTACGATGCGACGCACACAAAATACCGGCATGGGATCGACCGAGGCGATCTGATCTGGGACCGGGAGCCATTCGATCCGTCCCCTATTCTCGCGCTTGGTCTGCCGACAGTCATGTGGGGCGGTAACTGCTTCGCGTCCAATCTGCCAGACCACGCTGGCTGGCTGGCCTGGGTCAAGACCGTGCGTAACGAGGCCGATATCAGGCAAGCCGACATGGAGCTTGCATGGACGAATTGCGTCCGACGCCCCCAGACATTTGTGCATCTTTGGATCGGTGCATATCGCGACAGTGAGTCCGGTATTCGCAACGAACACCCGACGCAGAAACCCATCGTGGTCATGGATTGGTGCATCCGCGTCTCTGTCCCGACCGCCAACACCATCCTCGACCCGTTCATGGGCAGCGGCACGACCGGCGTTGCCTGCGCGAACCTCAACCGCCGTTTCATCGGCATAGAGATCGAGCCCCGATACTTTGACATCGCGTGCCGCCGCATCGAACAGGCCCAACGCCAGCGCGACCTGTTCATTCATGCCCCCGTCCCCATCGACCCGGCCGAGCAGCGGTGTCTGGAGTTCTTCAGGGAGCCGGACAATGACTGACCGCACCCACCAGCCATCCCTCCCGCTCGAGCCCGCGCAGCCCCGCTCCGGCGCCCGCCACGTGGCCACCGAGCGAACGCCCAGCCTCACCGTCGAGTTCTGGGACTGGACCGACCCAGGCCCCGCCGCGCCGCTGGAGACCGTCCCGCCAGAGATCAGGTTCCCGTGGGAGCCGGGCCACGTCGCCCTCGACCGGTTCATGCGGCCGATGCGCGTCAAGGGAGCGGCGGGATGACTGACGATCGGCTGATCACCGCCATCGCCTCGCGCCTCGTCAAGAACACCGATCCCGAGGAGGCCACCGTGTTAACGACGGACATCCTCGATCTCGTCTGGGAACATGACCCACAACTGACGCTGGTCGCGCTGTGTGCCGCCCTGGACCTGTTCGCGCGGCATTACACCTCCGCGCGGATGACACCCGAGGTGATCAACCGCGTCACCGACCGGCTGATGGCGCGGTTGCGGGAGATCGAGCCGTGACCGCCATCGCACCCATCGTCGCCCGCATCGTTGTCCGCACAATACTCGCGCGACTCCATCGGACCGTGTGGACAATCGACGGGACGGGGCGCAAAAACAAAGGCCCGGAGCGGCGCCAACCGCTTCGGACCTGTATTTGTTTCAACTCGCCGGATGACCGGGAAGTCGGGGACCTTGCAACCCCCTTCTGCCCGATCAGGACGCGGCGTGCAAGGGGAGAGGCGTGCTCACCGCACCAGCCGTCGATTGCCGGGCATCGGCCCGGCGCATGAAGCCGATCATACCCGGCGTCACACGCCACCCATCTTTCGAGGACGAGCTTGGCTATGCCGTCGCGCGCGGCACGATGCCCCTGGTGCTCGCCGACCTGTCGGTCCTCGCCCGATACAAAGACCTCGACGAAGCCCACCAACGGGTCAAGGAAATGCGCCGCTCCGTCACCGTCTGGCGACACATCCGCGACCAACTGGCCACCCGGATCGCCGACGAGACACGCGTCCAAATGCGCGTCCGCGCCCCAAAGAACGTCATCCTCGCCCGCGCCCACGACATCAACGCGAGCCAAATCATGCACGAGCGGGAGGTCAACGATATCGTGGTGGAAACAGTGTGGGAAAACCTCCCCGTAGCCCGGCGGCATCACCATGGTTGACGATAACGCCACATGGGATGCCTACAAAACCGGCGGCTTCCGGCCGCGCATCGTCGCGAACGCGAGAAACGGGAGCGCCCGGAACGCGGACGGCCCGCTCGTGCTCAAAGCCGCCCGCCTGCCGGATCCCACGACCATCCCGCCGCGCCAATGGCTCTACGGCACCCAACTCCTGCGAGGCTTCGTGACCGTCCTCGTAGCCCCCGGCGGCACCGGGAAAAGCACCTACGCCATGGTCGTCGCCGCCGCGCTGTCATCGGGGAAAAAGCTACTCGGCGAGCACATCTTCGCCCGCGTCGTCACCGGCATCCTCAACCTGGAAGACCCCCTGGAAGAGCTGGAACGACGGCTCGCCGCGATCATGCTGCGATACAAACTCTCCGACGACGATCTGGCCGGGCGGATATTCCTGCACTCGGGCGAAGATCGCGCCGTGACAATGGCCTCGCTGGGTGACGATGGGTTCACCGTCGTCCATCCCGACGAAGAGGCGCTGACCGCTGAAATCCTCGCCCACGACATCGGCCTCCTCGTGGTCGATCCGTTCGCGGAGTCCCATACCCTCGAAGAGAACAGCAACCCCCAGATGATCCAGGCCGCCGCCGCGTGGAGACGCATCGCCAGAGCCACGAATTGCGCCATCCTACTCGTCCATCACGTCCGCAAGGGCGCCGTCATCGATATAGAAAGCGCACGCGGCGCCAAAGGTCTTACCGATAGCGCCAGGGTGGGCCTGTTACTCTCGACCATGGGACAGGACGATGCCGAAGATCTCAATATCCCGATCGAGGAACGCTCGCAGTATGTCCGCCTGGATGACGCGAAATCCAACATGGCGCCAAAAGCCACCAAGGCACGATGGTTCAAACTGGAACGCGAAGACCTGCACAACGCCACGGAAGAATACCCATCCGGCGACAAAGTGGCCACGCTGGTCCCGTGGGAGCCGAAGTCCGTCTGGGCTGATACCACGTCGGAAAGCCTGAACCACGCCCTCGACGCCATCGCCATGGGGCCGGAGCCAGGCGTTTTCTTCAGTGCCACCCGACGCGGCGGCGGAAACAGATGGGCGGGGAAAGTCTTGCACCAAATATTAGGAATAAATGACATGGAAGCGGCCGCCATGATCGCCGTCTGGCTTGAAAGCGGCACCCTGACCGAGGTGGAGTTCACCCACCCGGCACAGCGCAAAAAGGTTACGGGGGTGCAGGTGAACGACATCCGGAGGCCGTCGTGAGGGGGAAATCTTATGGCGCGCTTATGGCGCAGATTTGGCGCAGATTTGGCGCAGCGGAGGGAGCTTGCGCCAAATGCGCCATAAAATCCCCAAATGGGACATTTGGGGTATTTTATGGCGATGTGTTATGGCGCGGCACTACCTCCCGTAGCTGTTTTATGGCGCACTCTTATGGCGCAATAAGGCGCATTTGGCGCAACCGCCTCCCGGCCAGACAGCGGGAGTGGGCGAGTTCATGAAAGCCGTGCCTGACGACTTCGCCGTCGAATGGGATGCCCAGGCTTATCGCTTCGTGAGGCAGGAAAATTATACTAATGACGACGGAGCCATTGGCGCGTTCCTGATCTGGGAAACCGCCTGCCCCGATTGTGGTGACAGGTTCCTCGTGACTACCGGCAAAACCTTCCGAGCACCCAATCGCCGATGCGGGGTATGCAAATCGCCGGGAAAGCGAGTTCGCGGAAAGAAACGGCGGGCGCCATGACTACGGGCAAATGGCGGCAACCAGATGTCCCACATCGCGGATGGACGTGCGTCGATGTCGAAGACCTCGGCGAACCGGAGGCCGTCTGCGAAATGTGCGAGGTCCAGGAAATCCGCTTCGCACACCACATGGAACACCAGGACTATCCGACCACACTACGCTGCGGCTGCATCTGCGCCGGCCATATGGAACAGGACCATGCCAGAGCCCAGGACCGTGACGCCGCCATGCGCGCCAGAGCCAAACGGAAAGACAAATGGCTGGACCGGAAATGGCGCACATCAACCGCTGGGAACGCATACCTGAACGACGGAGGCTACAACGTCGTGGTCTTCCAGCGCGGCGAAGTCTGGGGCTTCCGAGTCCTGAACCGCGAGACCGATGACGAACTAATCGCCCGGAAACCCTACCTCACGGAGGATGCCGCCATGCTGCGAGCCTTCGACGCCATCGAATGGATGCGGAGCCGAGGACGATGACCCGTCTCACGATCATCGATCCCAGCACCGACTGGACGGCACTACCCCCACCCAAACCGCGACGAGGCGACAAGCCGATCGTCATGGACGAGACCCCGGTCAAATGCCGCGGCGAGCCCCTGGACCCAGTCTGGTGGCAAGGACGGCAATGGGCCGTCACCAGCTTCGGCATCGAAGCACGCGACGGCACCTACACCATCGCCGCCGACCGATTGGCCGAGAACATCGACCGATGGGGATGGCCCGCACAGGTGACCCACAAAACCTGGGTCGATCCCGACGACTTCATCACCGCCTGGCTGGTCGCCATCGCCATGCACGGGGCAACCGTTACCCCCGCACAGGTCCGCACCGCCATCGACCGGGCAAAGCCATGACCACAGCCGGGATGATCTGATGGCCACGCGTAAGCACGTCTGGACCGACGAGGATGCCGCCTACGCCGCCGCGCAGTGGGCCAGCGGCATCCCACAACGTGAGATCGGCCGCGTGTTCGGACTGAAGAATGGTTCCCCCTCCATGATCAGTCTCAAAGTGCGGCGGTTCCTCGCTAAATACGCCGTTCCGGATTGGGGATTTACCATCGATGAGTATTACCGCGACGACCGCAAGGCCCTGGTCAGGCAGGCCATCGCCGTGTTCGTCGCACAACGCGAACTCAACCATGCCCAACGCGGATACGAGCAACTGATGCACGAGGGCCGGGAAATGGGCTTCCTCGACGCCAGCCCCTGACCGCCTGAAATGCCCCGCGCGGGCGCTCAGAGGCACCCAGGGCGGCGGCAACGCGGTCAGCGGTACGCCACAGCCACACAACCCACCCACGGGCCGTCTGAGGCCTCGCACGCCACACCACACGCCGCATCCACCATTCGCCTGAATGTTCCGCACTTGTTCACCCGTGGAGCATCACACGCCACGCTCCACGCATTGACATCCGACGAGTCCATGCGGTAGCCGGTTACCACACAGGCTGAGAACAGTCTGGATCAGATTACTACGAGGTTGTTGTGTGAAACGCGCGCCAACAAGCGGATCTTTCCGGCCAGGGCAGTCGGGGAACCCCGGCGGGCGGCCGAGAATCATTGGCGATGTCATCGAACTGGCGCGCGAGCATACGCCCGCCGCCATTGGCCGACTGGCGAGTATCGTTGGTGACGACGCGGCGCCTCCGGCCGCCCAGGTCGCCGCCTCGATCGCTTTGCTGGAACGCGGATGGGGCAGGCCCGTTCAGCCAATCGACGCCGACGTGAACATGCGTGCCACCTACGTCATCCGCGCCCCGTCAGCCGTCGAATCAGCCGAGCAATGGCTCCGTCTCTACGCACCCGCCGGCATGATCGAACCCGTCACGGTAACGGGCGACGATGGAAACACCTGACGCGGACGGACTGTTTACCGCCTGGTGCCCGCTCCCAGGCCCACAGGCGGCGTTCGTCGATTGTCCGGTGTTTGAGTGTTTCTTCGGCGGCGCCCGAGGCGGCGGCAAGACCGAGGCGGTCATCGGCGAGTGGGCGTTGCACGCCGCGCAATATGGTCCCGACGCCATCGGTCTGATGATCCGCCGCACCCGCGTCGAACTCGACGAGACGTTCGAGCGAGCCAAATCGATCTATACCAAGATCGGCGTCCACGCGACTTACAATCCACGGCGTTTTATATTTCCGAATGGTGCTCGTATTACTTACGCTTACTTAGAGCGCGATACTGATGCCGAGTCGTATCAAGGTTGGTCGACGACGCGCGTCTACATCGAGGAGGCCGGTAACTTCCCTTCGCCGGCTCCCATCTTGAAATTGATGGCGACGCTCCGCAGCGGCGCTGGCGTGCCGGTTGGGATGCGACTGACGGGCAACCCAGGTGGTAGCGGTCATCAGTGGCTGCGGTCCCGTTACATCGATCCGGCGCCGCTGGGTTGGCGCGTGTTGCGTGACGAGACCGGTCTTGAGCGGATCTACATTCCATCGCGCGTGGCCGACAACGCCTATCTCGGGGCTGATTACGTGCAGCGGCTCCAGGCGTCGGGTTCTCCCGAACTGGTGCGCGCATGGTTGTTTGGCGACTGGTCGGTTGTTTCGGGCGCTTTCTTCTCCGAGTTCAGCGCCGATCGCCATATCATCGCGCCGCGCACGCTGCCCGATCACTGGGCGCGGTTTCGTTCGTTCGACTGGGGCAGTGCGCGACCGTTCGCCGTGCATTGGTTCGCGGTCAGCGACGGCAGCGTGCCGGACATCGCGCGCGGTTGTCTCGTCTGTTACCGCGAGTGGTATGGCATGAAGCCGAACGAGCCGAACGTCGGGCTTCGCATGACGGCGGAACAGGTCGCCGAGGGCATCCGCGAGCGCGAGCGGGACGATCCGAAGCCCGCCAGCGGCATGATGACGGGCGTGGCCGATCCCGCGATATTCGCCGAGGACGGCGGGCCGAGCATCGCCATGCGCATGACCCAGGCGGCGCGCATCGTGTTCCGGCCAGCGGACAACAAGCGGGTGCCGCAGAGAGGCGCGATGGGCGGCTGGGATCAGGTCCGGTCTCGGCTGGTCGGCGACGCGGACGGTAAGCCCATGGTCGTGTTCTTCTCAACCGCGACGCACATCATCCGGACGTTGCCGGCGATGCAACATGACGCCAGTCGGGCCGAGGATATTGATACGGACTCGGAAGATCACGCTGTCGATTCGTTACGCTATGCGCTAATGAGCAGGCCCTACATCCGCGACGCCGAGCGGCCCAAACCGCGCGACAGTTGGGACGCGGCGTTCAACCGCGACGCGGAGGAACTGCGCGACTGGAGGGTGGCGTGAAAGACAAGGAGTGTGTCCGCAAACCCCCGTTTGATCGCGTGGCCGGTTTTTGGCCGGGTAACGGAGCAACTAACGCGCGGAGGATGGCGTGACCGACTACAGCACACTCAGCGGCGCGGAGTTTCAGCGCGCGGTCGGGACCGATCCGGACAAGTGGGCCGACGCCGCGATCGAGGACGCGCACCAACGTGGTTTCACCGTCAGGCGCGACTGGCTGCGCGCGGTGCTGGCGGACGCGATGGACGCGGCGGCATGCCGTGACTCGATCCGCGAAGTCATCGAGGGGGACAAAACATGATCCGCATCCTGGCCCTGGCCGTGCTTATGTTGCCGTCGGCGGCGCTCGCACAGGCCCTCACCTACGCCGACCGCTCGGGCACTATCACCGCCGGGGGCACCGCGCAGGTGGCCATGCCGGCGTGGAGTGGCCGCCACGGCTGCATGATCCAGAACCAGAGCGCGGGCAGTCTGTGGGTGTCCGAGACGGCCACGGCGGTCGCGGGGCCGCCGTCTGTCCTGATCCCGACCGGTCAGCAGTTCCTGTGCATGTCGCCAGCGAGCGGCCAGGCATACAGCATCATCGGCGCGACCACTGCTCAGGCGTTCGCGGCGCGGGAATGGTGATTGGTCGCCGCTCACTGTTGCTGGTCGGAGCCGCGTTGCCCGCGTCGGCGTATGGGCAATGCGTCACGGACGCGCCGGAGCCGTCGCGGACGAATGCCATCCTCCAGAGTGGCGACATGTCGAACGCCGCGTGGACGAGGTGCGGCAGCGCACCAACAGTAACCGGCAACAACACAACGGCACCGGATGGAACGACAACAGCGTCTCGTGTCGCGTTTCTGGCTGTGCCGTCCGCTCCTAATTTCAGCACGATATCGCAGGCGTTCACGGCCACCGCCGCCGTCTGGACGGTCAGCGTCTATCTGAAGGGTGCTGTTGGCGGCGAACTGGCTTACTTCTCCGTCACGCCTGACGGTGTGCTGTATTACAAGGCGGCGGCCACCCTGACGACGGCGTGGCAACGATTTACGTTGACGACGCCCAACCTGACCGCCGTGTCGTGGTATTTCGGCATTGGCACGGATATGCGCGATGCTTCGCAGGCCGCGACGCCTGCCTATACGGTGTTTGTCTGGGGCGCACAGGCCGAGCAAGGCGGGTTCGCGACATCCTACATTCCCACGACATCGGTTCCCGTCGCGCGGGCGGTTGGTCCGACAATCATGTCTCCAACGCAGAAATGCAGGCGGTGACGATATGACCGGATACCCATGGCAGATGGGGGACGCGCTTCTCGCGGATGACCTAAACGCGGCGATAGCCAATGCCGGCGCGAACGCGAACACATTTAATGTGCTCTATCATGGCGTGAAGATGGATGGCGTGACGGACGATTACGCCGCGTTGCAGGCTGTCGCCACGGCGGCGGGCACCGGTTCGGTGCTATACTTTCCGCCATCGCCCGCGAAATTATTGCTGTCTCGTTCGGTCCTGCCGGCATCTAACCAAATGTGGTGGGCTTATCCTGGCACGGTGACGCTCGCGCCGACCGCCACGAGCACGGCGCCGATACTGTTGTTCGAGACGGCCAACACCGCGAGCATGCACGTCCACGGCCTGACCTTCGACGGCGGCGGCCAGGACTTCGCGAACGGCGGCATTGTCGCGCAGGCATATCGAGTGAGCGGTCTGACGCTTGATCAGGTGACGTTTCAGAATACGCGCGGGATCGCGTTCAATGGCTCTGGAAACAACGACCTGACGGCACGGGGATGCGTCTTCAAGAATATCGGCAATCACTGGAAAACCACGGGGCTCGCGGCTGATCGCAAACAGGCGTTCAGCAATACCAACGGGGACAACGTGACCTGGGGGTTCAGGATCAGGATTATCGATTGCCTGTTCTCCGACGTGGGCCTCGATTGCATCAATCTCGGTTTTATTCATGACGTTCAGATTATCGGCAACATCATGATGCAGGTCGTCTTGCAGCAGGATACTGTTTCGTATCCGGATTATCCGTCGTCGGTGTTCGCCTATACCTGCACGGATGTCATGATCACGGGCAACACCATCAATAAAATGTCAGGCAACGGGTTCGACCTTCCGGGCGTCAAGAAAGTCACCATCGCCGGCAACGCCATTCGGAATTGTTGGGCTTCCGGCATTGCCTTGTTCGCCAACTCCGACACGACGCCGTTGCCGTGCGAGGACATCGCGATCACCGGAAACGTCATCACGGACAATGGCGGCGGGATAGGTATTGGCATCAACGGTGCCACCACGCCGATCAAGAATATTCGTATCGCGAATAACGTCATCACCGATACGCGGACCTCGGGGAAGACCCAGCAATGGGGCATTCAGTATCTTGGCCTACCTCCCTCGGGAGTTTGGGTTGATCCATCTAATTTGCTGACGGGAAACGCCGCCGGGACGAACAGCGGATTGCCTCCCGCCGCCGTGACGGGCGCCAAGGCCGGCAACGCGGCGCTGGCGTCGCTCATCACCACGCTGGCCGGGTTCGGCCTCATTACCGACAGCACGAGTTAGACGATGTGGTCGATGATGCCGCCAGTTGGCTGCGCTCGAACATCGGTCTCGCCGCCGGCGTCCTGGCGATAGTCGGAACGCTCGCTCATTAAGGAGCCGAATGATGTGTTTCTCAGCCGCATGGTTCGTCAATCTCCTCATCTGGCTCATCGTCATATGCGCCGTCGTGGCGATATTCCGGCTGATCTTGCCTACCGTGCTGGGTTGGCTCGGTGTCGCCGGTTCGCTGGTGATGCAGGTGTTGAATATCATTCTGATAGCGTTCGTTCTGATCGTGTTGGTGTATCTCGCATATGATTTGCTGATGTGCGCGGGCGGGACGGGGATGCGCGTCCGATGAGTCAGTCGCTCTACCCCGATCCGCCGACTGATCCAGTAGCCGTGGAGGCATCGCGGCCCAAGGGCGGCCCAGGCGTGGCGGACGACCGCTACCCGCGCGATCTGGACGACCTGCATACGCGCATCGTGCGATGGTTCGAGGACGCGGAGACGGCGACCGACGATGGCCGCAAGCGGTCGCAGCGTGATCGTGATTACGTCTGCGGCTTCCAGTGGAGCGAGGCCGAGCAAGCGGCGCTGAAGGCGCGCGGGCAACCTGAGATCACGATCAATTATTGCAGCCGCAAGGTCGAGTTGATGTGCGGTCTTGAGCGGAAGTCCAGGACCGATCCAAAGGCGTTCGCCCGCAATCCGGCTGACGAGGGCAAGGCGGACGCGGCCACGCAGGCGTTGCGCTATATTTCGGACGACAACAATTTTCCGCTGATCAGGTCACTGGTTTACGAGAACCTGATGGTCGAGGGCGTCGGCGGCGCGGAACTCGGCCTGGAGGACGACGGGAAGGGCGGCGCGAACATCACCATCACCGAGGTGCCCTACGATCGCCTGTTCTGGGACCCACATTCGAGGCGACTGGACTTTAGCGACGGCCGCTACAAAGGCATCGTCATATGGATGGACCGTGATCAGGCTTACGAAACGTGGCCCGACGCGGAAGACCTCATCAGCGATACGTTCCAGACGCAGACGGGCAGCTACGGCGACCGGCCGAACGAAATCGTCTGGTGTGACAGTCAGCGCGAGCGCGTGCGGATCGTGCAATGCCACTGGCAGGAGCGTAACGAATGGTGGGTGGCCACGCTGACCCGCGTGGGCTTTCTGGCCGAGCCGATGCGCTCGCCGTTCCTGGGCAACAAGGGCACGTCGACGTCCGGCCTCATCATGGCGTCGGCGCACGTTGACCGTGAGAACAATCGTTACGGCATGGTTCGCGACCTGATCAGTTTGCAGGACGAAGTCAACAAACGACGCAGCAAATTGCTGCATTCTCTGAGCGTGGCCCAGGTCATCCTGGAGGATGGCGCGGTCGCTGACGTGGACCGGGCGCGTCGCGAGGTCGCGCGTCCCGACGGCGTGATCGTCGTCAATCCAGGTCTGCGGTTCGAGATTAGCAACGGCAACGATATGGCTGACGGCCAATTTAAGTTGATGCAGCACGCCACGGCGGAAATGCAGGCATCAGGGCCGAACGCGTCGATGTCTGGCACCGATCCGCGCGAACTGTCCGGCAGGGCAATCCTCGCGCAACAGGCGGGCGGGGCGGCGGCGCACGAGCCGATCGCGGACACGCTGCGGATGTGGTCGCGGACGCTGTATCAGGTGGCCTGGATGGCCGCGCGGCAATTCTGGACGGCGGGGCGCTGGGTGCGCGTGACCGACGATCTGGGAACAACGAAATACGTCGGCATCAATCAGCCGGTGCGGGTGATGGATGAACTGGCGGCGATGCCGGAGGACCAGAGGGCGCAGGCGATGCAGGCGATGCAGATCGTGCCGGGCGATCCCAGATTGCAACAGGTGATACGGATAGACAACGACATCACCGATATGGATGTCGATATAACGATCGAGGAAGGTATTGATGTGCCATCGATCCAGGCCGAGCAGTTCCAGAATCTGCTGCAACTGGCGGGCACGCAACCGGGCCTGATCCCGCCCGAAATGTTGATTGCCGCATCGAATTTCAGGAACAAGGAAGACCTGCTGAAGATGTTGAAGGATCGCCAGGAGGCGCAGGCGCAGCATCAGCAGGTCGTCCAGAAGATGACGATGGACAAGGCCCAGGCCGACACCACGGCGACGCAGGCCAAGGCGGCGGCGGACTTCGCGCTGGCGGCGGAACGAAAACACGCGAGCGTCCACCACATCGCCAACACGCATCAGATGCACAACGAAATGATGGCCCCGCCCGATGCGCCGTCCGAGCCTGGGACCGTGGTGCCGCCGGAGGTGCAGGCCGCGCTACAGGACGCCGACATTCGCGGGCGTCACGCGAAGGCGATGGCGGACGAGGCGCGGGCCGGGGATTTGAGACAATCGGCGGTGGAGCGGGTGAACAACATCCTGATCGCGCGCCATAACGCGCTCGCGCCGCCTGAACCGCCGGGAGGAGCGGCCTGATGTCTGAGACACCCACGCAGCTTGACGCGTTCCTGTCCGGTGGCACCCCGCCGGAGGATGCGCCTCCACCGCCGCCTGAGAGGGCGCCAGAGGCCGCGCCGGACAGGGAGGCGGCAACCACCAGCGAGAAGCCAGCGCCCGCCAAGGCAGCCGTTCCGGAGCCTGAGGACGATGCCGAGCCGGGCGAGCCCAACCCGAACGAGGCGATTGTCCCCAGGTCGGCGTATGAAAAGGAACGTGCTCGCCGTCAGGATTGGAAGTCGCGCGCGGTCGCTGTCGAAACCGAGATGGCCCTGCTTAAAAAGCAGTTGGATGAGGCCAGGAAGCCGCCCGAACCACAGCAGCCGCCTGCGATGTTGGAGCCGATCGATCCCGTCCGCGATCCCGAGGGCTACACGAGGCGCGTGCGCGGCGTCGTGCTGAACGAACGCCTGAACACCAGCGAGATGATGGCGCTCGACAAGCACGGCAAGGAAGTAATCGACAAGGAAACAGAGTACTTCCAGCGCCGAACGCAAGCAGACCCGAGGTTGTGGAACGAACTATACTCTAAACCGCATCCGTATCAGTGGATGATCGACAACAACGCCACGGCGCGGCTGCACGAGGAAATCGGCACCGATCCGGCGGCGTACGAGCAACGCCTTCGTGCGAAATGGGAGGCCGAGCGGGGCGCCGAGCCGCCGCGTGTTTCCCCGGCCGCCGGGTTGCCGCCGTCGCTCGCGAACGCGCGGAGTTCGGCGCCGAGGGGGACGAATGGTTACTCAGGACCAATGAGTATGGATGATATTTTGAAACGACCTGAGCGGCGGCGCTGATGACCGGCACCGGCACCGAACTGCTGACCGAGATCGTCGAGGAGCGCACCCGTATGCTGGCCGAGGTCGAGCGGTTGCGCGCCGAAAACGCCACCCTCTCCGTGCGCGTCTCCGGGCTTGAAGCCGAGATCACCGTTCTGCGCCGTACGCTGGATCGCAGGAGGTGACCGACCTCGCGACCCTGACTGCCATCCTCTACGCGGCCCGCCTGCAACGCCGCGTGCCCGAGACGGAGGCGGAAAAGCAGGCCACTATCTTCGCCTCCCTCGCTGATGCTAAACG